AACCAGTTCTGAGCATCACATAAAAATCTAATACTGTTATTTAATCTGGTTTCATCAATAGTAGTACCTTGAAAACACCAGATTGTAGGCAATTGATAGCCAGGGTATGGTAGTCCACGCCATCCAGAGTATAAATTTGCATATGGATCGGTAATTGAACTGAATGGTATAAGTCCAGGAGTATATGCAAGACTATCAAGCATATATTGTTTAATTACACAGTCACCTAACCGTGCCGTATAGCCATTACCAGTACTATCATTAAACGTCAAACTGACCAGTACAGAGTAATCGCCAGTACCGCCATCATCATACAATGCGGGTAAATCATTTACGCAATACCAGTCAATACGGCCTGACACACCATCTACAGGATCAGTATCGAGTAGTAGCGTAAACTCTTCTCGTCCGGTCAGTACTGGTTGTCCCGGCTGTTCATCACCCTCTTCATGATCTGGCTGATAGGAACTTAGTTTGAAGTTCAGTACAGAGAAGGTTTGTGTAACCCATGCACTATTACTTGCAGGTAACATAGCCCACCAACGCCAACCAAGATCATCTGTAATCCTGATGTTGAAATCATCGTTGTAAGTACGATAAGTGAAAGATATTAAATCCTGCTTTTCATTGTCAAATATCCAGAAACCTACTGTAGAACTACCGTCACTGTCCATAGTACTGGTAATGACGTTATCATAATAAGTACCTGCAATGCCGCTTTGGTATTCTAGTTTAGTTACTGTGTTATCACCGTAATCAGAAATCATACGCATATCTGCGGTTAGGTATTGCCCGCCATCAGGTTTATTGATTCGCGTAAAATGATTCATTGGGATATTCATAGCGGTAATGCTTCCATCCGTATTTGTGATTGGAAGACCACAACGATATTTTACTGATCCATTATCTGTTTTTGTTTTATTAACTGTTAGAGCTACTCCTAGACTTAGTGAGGTTCCTGTAGTATCAAAGCCGCCATATTCAACATAGAAATTACTACTATTGTTGAATTTAAACCAAATAGATTGTTGCTCTAAAGTGGTTTGTGCTGAAGCATTCTGATTTATTACTACATATCCATCGCTATCACGCGAATAACTCGCTACTTGATCGCTGGGATAGAAATAATCATATGAGATACCATCAGTAAAAGGGCTAATTGCCTGTGTAGATTTTCTGAAAAACATATCGTACTTGTCTATATCAGAGTATCCGATACAGGTAAGTAGTGAGTTCTGCCAGGCTAACCAGTACTGCCTATCTCCGGTAATGTCCCAAAGTAGTTTACTTGCATGACAGAACCAGAGTTCAGCATCTGAAGCATTGTCTGCAAAGTCCAGTGAACCATAGTTATCAATCGGTACGTGTACCGGGCGATTGTGCCAACGTTCATTACGTCCTAAGAGATAACCGCCTTCTTCTACAGGGTTACGTGTCGCATAGTTAAAGCGGTAATTACCGTTGATTGAAGTATCTTTGAGCTGAACAGTACCTATCTGGTTTGTTAGACCTTCTGCCAGTACATCACCGTTACTGTCTACCTTGCGTCCTGTACGATCTATGATCCAGTCAACATCATAGGTAGGTGCTTTAGTGTCCCAATCAATAGAGTCTTCATCAGCTAACCATGCATATACGGTAGCGTTTACCTGATTCCATCCTAAGCCTGCACGTTCTGGAAAAGCGAACCATACAGCATCGAGATAGTTACCGTAATGTGGTGCACCTGAAGGTATCTGTGTTTGTCCGTTCGTCCAGGTGAACAAAGTACCTTTGAATCCACCATGTGTTGGGTACTCTGGATCTAGGGGATAGTGTGCCAGTACAGGAGCTTTACCGTTACATATCCAGTTGCAACGAAGTGAACCATCCGCTGGATCAGGAAAAGCTACACCTCTATAGAACGCTTTGTGATAACCATTAAACAAATTTTTTGCCAGTTCTAAGTAGTGTGATCCCTTTGTAGCTTGGTATGCATATATTGCACCTAATATCCCTAAAGCCGCACTTTCTGTAGGGCTATCCCCTTCAGGTTGAGCCTCCCAACCAGTTTCAGCAATAAAATGCCTGTTGTTTGCGATAACAAAATCAGGATTGATTACATAATGTTCTGTTTTATTATCTGTAGTTAGTCCAGTATTGCGACTTAAAAATTTTAGATGCCCTTCCATCATCTGAAGGGCATTACTTATATTTCCTTTTCTGATCATTAGTGAAGATCCGCCATTAGTAGAGATCCGTACCAGGTACTGCCCCCATCTACTGACAAGAATTGAAAAACATCAACCGAATCTTTAGTAAAAGTAAGAACAGGAGTACGGCCATAAGACCAAATTACATTTGAAGGCCATTCTATTTTATTTGCACCTGTACCTTGTGTAAGTGCTATCGTGACTGTCTGACTATTCTTCTTATTACCACTGGCGTTAATAATACTTACCTGTGTACTTGCTACTGATAATGTAGCTGTGAATACTCGCTTTCCGTCTGACATATCAAGTTCTAGAGTGTCTGCTACGGTATTTATTACTAGTAAATCGTCTGTGATTGTTACTTTAGTATCAATGTTAGCTTGTAGTGCTTTGTCTTTTGCATCAACCTGTGCTTTAGAATATGCCCCAACATCATCAAAGTTCAGAGTAACGTTAGAATTTAATGCATAGCCGTTAACGGTAGTAATACGTAATGCGAAGAGATCATTAGCCTGAGTACGCGAGTAAACATCTGCAATATCCGCTGCTACTAACTGAATATTAGTACCTGAAAGCGGTTTGTTGTTTATCAAGAATGACTTAGGGACAAAAGTACTATTACTATAACTTAGGCTTGCCATATCGGTTAGTTGTGCTGCCGTTAGAGTAATATTACCTGATAATGCTACGCCGTTTACTGTAGTGGTCTTTGCAACGAAGTTAGTAATAACCTGCGTCTGCGAATACACATCTAAAATATCTGCTGCGACAAGGTTTAGTGAAGTACCTGATAGAGCATGACCATTTAACTGAAAGACCTTCGGTACATAGTTATTGTCTGTCTGAGTCTTTGAGTACACATCAGTAATGTCTGCTGCAAGCAATGTGATGTTCGCGTTGAGCGGCTTACTGTTGATTGTACGTGTGATCGGTACATAGTTGGCTAGACTCGTCGCGGCTGCTGCACCTAGTTCACTTAGTGTTGGTTTGTCTGCACTGGTGTAGACCTTGTACCATGAACCAGTACTGGAGCTGGAGAAGTTACGCACGTTGATAACTGGTGTACCCGTCTTGCTGATTACAAGCTGAGTACCATTGTTGTTATCAAGGTTCGAGATACCAAGCATATCTGTACCTGTACTGGTACTTGAAGAAGGTACTTTAACGAACGAGTTACCATCACGGCCTTGATAGCTGGGGAACTCTACCCCGTTAGAACCTAAGCCCCAATCACCACGGTTAAGTACTACTATGGACTCGTCCAGAATACCGCTTGATACCATCTGGTTAGGGCTGAATACGTAGGAACGAGTAACAACAGAGTTAGCATCTGAAGAATCAGAGTAAGACGTAAAGTAACCGTTATAGACAACGTAGTTAACCGATGTATCGTTAGCCCCTTCATCAAGCATCTCTACCTTAACCTGTACCAGTGCCTGAGAATTAACCATTGCATCTATCGTTGCGTGCTCTGTAGGTACATAGTTAACTTCAACCGTCATATCTGCATATGAGCTATCTCCGGTTGTCTTCTGCACGTACTCGCTGTTATACGTTTCGGTACTACTTACTGATGTACTTTCACCAAAGCTAGGGAATGCTGCAAGGTTCTGTACTTTCTCAAAAGAACTTGCATTTGGATCAGTATTAATATTGTCTGTAGTAATCCAGACGGAAGTTAGATTACCTAAAAAAGTTTGTGCCATTATAATTACTCCCCATAGCTTAATGAAATTGTCTGTGTATGTGCGTATGAGGGTTTTGTAGCTTCGGCCTGAGTGGTCATAAGACTTTCTTCAATCTTAATATTGAATACAGGCATAGGTAATAGCTTGTCTAAATCATCAAAGAATCCCGGTGTGAAAAGTGCTTCAAGTACCTTTTCAATCTGATCAGAAGCCCCTTTGAAATCTTGTCCGACTGCTACAAATTCAACACGAAATTCACATAAATTACTGACACTATCAGGTACAAACTGACCGTTAAGGATAGTATTAGCTCGTGCAATTTGTGTTCTTACTACATTACTGTCACCAATATGGATAGTAGCTTTATGATCTACTGTTGCTTTCGATGGAAATTGAAGATGAGATAAAGCACTTAGTTTATTGATTAAGTACTTTCTGATTGTATAGTCTGCCGTAAGCATTTTAGATATCCTTTTCTAAATCAAGTTTCTTTATATAGTGATAATTAGAAACTCCGCTCATATCATCATCTATACTATTTACTACATACTCTTCGCCATCAAAGGTAAAAGTACTTTGTAGTTTGATGCCTGACTTAGCACTAAAATACGTTACAGTAGTTTTTGTATCTTCAAAAAAAAGCTCGTCTTGCTCGAAAATAGCGGTTATCTCTGAAGATACACCATCCTGAACAATAACGAGCTTTTCACCAAAAGCATTAAGTAGTGACTCGCTTTGCGAATTACTAAAAAATGCTCTCATTTATTTCACCATTACGCTGATTTAATTTTTAGATTTACAAAGCCTTCTTCGTTAGCAATCGCAGTATCTAGGAACTGGAAAGAACGGAAAACGGTAATTTGTGCAGCACGATGTGTGGTGGTATCTACATCAATCTCTTGTCCATCCGACCAGCTACTAATAATCAAATTACGGTAATCACCAATCAATACTGAATCAACTGCAACGAAAGTACTTTCAATTACACGTACTTCATCATTAAGCCACATTTCATAACGATGACCTTCAACCATAGATACGGCTGCGGTGTTACCAAGAACTGCGGTCTGACGTAGTTTTGCTAAAGTACTTGGATGCATTACAGCAACACATGAACTTACATCAACATTTGCTGTACCTAGTGCTTCGATAGCTTTCTGTACATCTGCTTCAGTTAGAGTACCAGCGGTTGCTGATAGTTGTACTGGAGCTGCTGCCTGTAGCTTACTGAAGATCTGCATTTCAAGACCGTTAGCGGCATACTTGATAAGTGCATCTTGAACGAAGGTAGCAGCGGTATCAGAACTGAGCATTAGTTGCTTAGTTACAGGGATAGAACCTGCAAACATCTTAGGGGTAAGTTTGATTGAATCAAAACTTGCAATGCTGTCTTCTACTGCATCACCTTCTTCATAGAATTTGAAGTTACCTGGTGCTGCTGGAGTTAGACCAGACAAACGAGGAATACTTAGAACACCTTTATAACCTAGACCTGAATAAATGGTTGGGTTTAGTTGACCAAGTACGCTATTCGCTAATAGTGCAGAAATATAAGAATCTGCAAAAACGGTTTTGATTGTGCCTGGTGCAGTACTGGTATCAGTTGCATCACCTAGTGCACGGGCGAAATCCATTTTAAAGCCGCGTTGACCACGTTCAAGTTCAGCTTTAACAGCATCAAATTTATCTTCGTTGATACCACGGATTAGTTCACCAATTAGATTTTTCTTCATTTTAACATCCTTGTTAATTAGATTTTTTTCTTTGTTTAGGGATCTGGTTTGAACTTCCTGTTTAAACTGTTCAACTGATACACCTGATTTAATTGCTTCAGAACTATCTACATTGAATAGTTCCGCGATAGCATTTAGTTCACGAACACGCGTAGATTCCATTTCACGCTTACGTTCATTTTCCACTACCTTATTTAGTTCTTCCTGCACACGCTCAAACGAGTTAATAAGATTGGCTGCACGTTCAAGTACTTCATCAGTAGCGTCTGATTCTTCTTCTGCACCTTCTTGTGATTCAGATTCATCATTTTCTACGGCACGTTCTTCTACCGCTGGTACTTCTTCATTTGAAGTTTCTACTTCAGTAATTTCTTCATTATTTTCTGGTTGGTTTTCAAGTTCCATTTGTTCGCCTTCACTAAGTTGAATTTCATTTGTATTTAGTGAACGCGAAACACCTACTTGATCATCTGCGGGTACAGATACACTACTTAGTTCATAGGGATTCCATGAATCTACGATGAGGTTATTACCTTCAATGTGATATGATTCGATGTTATATCCGACAGATATTTTTGTACGTATACCTTCCTTAATCATTGTGAAAATAGTTTCAGCATCTGGAATAGTAGAAAACTTCACTGTTGCTCTACATACTCCATCTCTATCTACTCTCGCGTCCAGTACTACGCCCACTTGTTTAGTAAAATCGTGTTCTACTAATAGTGGTGCACCATTTAGTAATCTTGATAGATTTACTGATTCTGATGTACAGCGTAGAATTTCATTAAGTACACCAAGACCTTCACCGAAATCACGCTTAACCGGTGTTTCACTAGCAAAGGCAATTTCTACGGTACGGTTTTCTACATCAATAGCATTACTTATCTTCTGTAGGTTTAGTTCCCTCGTTAGTTGGTTCTTCATCCTGAATTACTTCCTGTGTATTATTTATTTTATCCTTTTCCTCTTCATCAATTTCTTTCTGTACCTGATATGGGTCATAACCGAATTCAGAAATAACCATAGAGCGGCTTTTGATCTTGTTATCGATCATCAATACTTGGGTCTGTACATCTTTTAGAGGATCAAGTGATTCGACTGATTCACTGATATATTTAGCGTTTTGTAATTTATCGAAATCACTTGCATTCAATTCGGGGTTTCTAAGTACCTCTGTCTTTAACCAGCGTGAGTAGATAGGTTTAAGTACAAAAGTAGTAAGTGCATTAGTACGTGTTTTGAATGTCTGACGCTGCAACTTATCGGTAAGCTTTGCGGCTGAGAAGCTGGCGTTTGCAGTTGAACCAGATAAGTTCTGTTCTGTGATGCCTAATGACATTGCGATCATCTGCATCTGTGTATCTACGAACTCGGTAATGCCATCGGTCGCCCCATTAGGGTTTACGCTGGTTACGTTCTGTCCGGGTTGTAGCTCAACCAGTGCACCGCTCTGAAGACTATCGTTATCGTAGTACTCAGGCTGATCACTCTTTAGGAAGTCGGTTTCTGCATCGCCCGAATCAGGGTTGGTGATGAATGCCATTGCAGACGCGGATAGCTTCTTACTCACAATTGCCGCTTTGATGAAAGCTTCAAGATCCTTGAGCAAGGTAGTACCGGCTATGATGTCTGGTATGCCCCGTTCTTGCCCTGGGTAGTCCTGAATCATTAGGTGCAGCATCCGCGAAGCAGGTACTACATCATAATCCCCTGTCTGGTATGTGTAGCTGGTAGGGTTTAGACGCGTTACATAGTACTCAATAGGTTTACCGTACTGATCGAACCGGATACCGTTAGATACATAAGAACCATCATCAAACATACGATTGCCGATTACCGGTACTCGCATAGAGTCAATCAGTTCAAACTTCACTATACCGTTCAGTTCATGTACCACAACGAAGGCTTCACCATCGATAGAACGAGTACGCTCTACCAGACGCTGGAACGCGGCCATATCCAACTTACCATTCATAGAGAAGGCTTCAGGATTATCCGCGTACTTATAAAATAATTGCTCTAGTTCTTCATTTACTTTTAGATTCTCTGAGTTGTCATCGTATAGATGAACATCAGGACGGATATAAAGACCTGAAGCCCCTGTTACGCCATCACTGTTAACTTGAAAGTACTTTTTAGCGATACCATTGTTAAGGCTTAGATCGCGTGATTTTGCTACTAATACAGGTAAAGACATATTGATAATACTATTGATATTACCCGCTGCATTACCTGCTGAAAACCCGAAACTAACAATTGGTGATTGTGTACTGGTACGAATCTCTCGTAGTTCACGCTTCAATGCACCATCTGTTAGTGGTTTCTTTTCAAAGATTTTTGGTTGCTGTACTGGTTTATCAGGTACAGTTTCTTTCTTTCGCCAGAACATTAAACACCCCTGTTAAAAGTAGTAATTGATTTGATTGGATTACCAAGGGGAATACCTTTCATACGTGCTTTTTCTTGATTAGCAAGTTTCGTATAATGTGACCGAAGTTTTAGTAGTGCATCCATACTTTCAGTAGTAAGGCTTTTGTTATTGATACTTTGAGTAATAACACCACCGCCCTGTACTTTAAATTCTATGACCTGGTTAATTTCGTTGATAATGTTTAGATATTGATTATATTTATCCGCTGTTGTAGTAGGATTGACAACCTGAAAAGTACGTACTGCAAAACTGGTATCATTAATGATCGCAGTATATGCACCGTCTTCCCATGAGGATGTATCAATAGGCTGGTATGGATACTTATATGATGTTTTGATACCTTTACTATCCACTACCTCTACTACAGAATCTTCGGAAAAATTAAACACAATGGTTTCACCCTGGATAATATCAGTCGTGAAATCTACTTTGCGAATAACTGCCATTTCTGTTAATTTCCTTATTCATTAAACCAGTTCTTACCAGCTACACGCCTACGCCTTTTTCAGGTTGGTACATGTGGTGCTGGTTCTTCCTCGGTTTGTGTATCTTCCTTGTATTTAGTTTTAGCCTGATTAGCGTTATAAGTTCTGAGCGTTTTATATGGATTAGTACCTAGCTTATTTAACATGTACTCAATAGATATTAATGCGTAATTCAATGTAACTAGCATCCAATTAC